CATAAAGTCATCTCCCACATAACTGGTACCATTCTTCTGTACAAGACTTCCCATACCACGACTTGATACACCAAGCTTAACACCGCCTTCGAGTAGTCCTTCGACTATTTTTCCCATAGGGGTCTTAAGAATTGATGCTTTACCCACAACATCATTTCCCTTCCATTCAAGAGATGTGATTTTGTGCGAAACTTTATCAAGGTTTACTGTTGGTCCTTCTGGATGATTTAACTCTCCAACAGCTCTCCCTGTTTTAACTTGTTCGGTAATATACTTTTCTACGGCTTTTTCCATAGTTTTCTTTTCGTATATTCTACCGTTTCTGTTCTTTTTGTTTGATTGCATGAATATACCTTCAATGGTATAACTCTTTTCTCCACCATTTTTGGCTTCTGCAATCACTTCCAAATTGTTTTCTACATATTCTGTTATTAGCTTCATATTAGATTCCTAACAATTTTATCATATCATTTGCTGCTTTTTAAGCTTCTTTTTCGTTTTTGTAGTTATTATCGAGTAGTTCGCCATCTACATAAACGCCAAATTTATTGCCCTTTTTGGTAACAATAACTTCGGACTTTTTTCTCTTACCTGCTTTAAAAGATTTAACTTTCTTTTCACCAGATGCGAGTTTAAGCATTTCTCTTAGCTCAACAAACGAATGCATTTATTCTTCTTCCTTTTTTCTGTCAACCAATGTAGATGCTAAATTAATTTTTTCTGCATCTAATGCATTGGTAATTTTGTCGGCCATTACAGCCTTAAACTCTTTTGATGCGTTTACATTATCGCCATCTTTTAAGTTTTTTATCATATTCTCTACTGACATTATATTTTTACCTCACTCATTGTATATATTTATAAACTTTTGTTCCTCAAGAGTTAAAACTCTTCTTCATTATCATAGGCTCCAGCCTTTCTTTCAATTTCGATTTGTTGTTCCATATCCTTAATTTCCTCTTCAGACATTCTAAGAACATTTTTAGCAACCCAATCATGTGATAGGTATTTACCTATATGGTCCTGGACTGTTGATAATAAATCAAACCTTTCTCTTATCATTTCACCTTGTTTTAATTCAGCAAAATAATTATCCTCAATGAAATCAAATCCAATTTTTTCTTTCCAGGATTTCCAATCATCATTTGTAATAATACCTTTTAATAACAACTGTGTTTTTAAGAGTTGCATAAACAGGTCAGAGAATCTCTTTCTTAACCTATCAATAAACTTCTTAAATTTAACTTCGTCTCTTGTTATTTCAGTTGTTCTACCTAATGTAAATTGAGACTCTTGTTCCAATCTATTAACCGGTACATTTAATGATTTATATAATTTCTTTTGGAAATATATAATATCATCAATCTGACCTAAGTTTTCTCCACCAGGTAATGTTGTTATTTCGGTCCCTCTTCCACCTTCTCTACGAGGTAAGAAAAAGTCCTCCAACATTGACATATGTTTCCTATCATCTTTAATGTCACCAGTTTTAGCATCGTATACAAGTTTATTTCTATACTGATTCATAATACCTCTTAGGTATTCTTCAGCCTTACCTTTTGGTAAGTTACCAACATCAATATAGAATATTCTACGCTCTGGTGCTCTGGATATTCTGTATATTACCACAGAATCTTCCATCATTCTTAATTGGTTAACTGGTTTTAACGCTTTATGTAAATACGATAATATTCTTTTACGCGTTGGGTCCATAAGACCTGATGTACAAAATGCAATTGCATCTGGGTATATTTTTACACCCTGGTCTGCAACATTTAGTTTTTCGTCTTGGAAAATAAAGTACTCATCAACCTTTTTGATGATTTTTGCCCCAGTATGTGGGTCAGTTTCGTGCTCTATTTCCTTGACCTTTCTTAATTTTGCAGGGTCAATGTACCTTAATTCTTTAATACCTTGTTTAGGTTGTTCTGAATTAATAATAATATGATATGGTAATCTACCATCAACATACCATTTTTTAAATATATCATGTGAATAGGAATTAAATCCTAACAATGATAATATTTCATTAAATTCATGCTGTATTGATTCTTTTATTTTATCTGATATATCTAATTCATCTAATAATAAATTAACAGGTGCTTCTCCAGAATCACCTACGATTGCCTCGTTTACAATATCCTCGATTGCAGCATCACATTCCGGCTGTGAGGATATATCTCTGTATTTCATTATTAAATCAATATCGGTTTTGGCTTTATCGCCGTCCATATCGATATAGGCACCAAAGTGTCCTCCGGCTTGTATTACGCCGGCACCATCGTCACCATCAGTACGTGGAACAAAGGAAGGCCTTACTGGTTCCTTTGTTTTCCTATTTATTTCAAATCCAAAAAATTCTGCCATAATTACTCCATATTATTGGAGGGGAACTCGCCCCCTCCTCTAATATTATTTATAAACCTACGAAGTAGTTGAAGATTCCCAGTATTGTACCTGGAATTCCATTGTAAATTCTTCAATTTGGTTTTCTGAATCATAACTGACTTCAATCTCAGACATGTTTGTAGGGAATATTCCTCTAAAATCATATCTCTTAGTTACTTCACCAGCTTTATTCAATTGTTCTACAATTGCGTCTGACTGATAATCAGTAGGATTTGAAAGTCCTGTGTTTTCGTTATGACTGTTAATACCATTCATCCATCGCTCCATAGCGTTTCGAACTTCGAAACCAGTATCATTGATGATAGTAATTGTCCAAGGGTCAAAAGTTCTATCACCAGCAATCTGTAATTGTCTACCTCTGAAAAGAACAGGGATAGGAGCAATTACTGATGAAGGCATCTGCGCAGTTTTACACATAAATGATGTTAATTCAACATCGCCTTGTGCATAACTTGGGAAATTTAAAGTAACCTTAAATAAGTTAGCTCTAGCTCCACCGCCTACTAGTTTAGATTTAAAATCGTCTACACCTAATATTGCCATGATTAACCTCCACTGATTTCGGAGAATTCAACTCCGGTTCTTGTTGCTATAAAGTTTAATGTAATGAAGTTGATTGACCTTGCAGGCTTAATGAATATATCTGCAACAAATCTATTAGTATCAATTACTTGACCTGTGTTATTTGTTTCATCGCAGACAACTAAAAAGTCTGTAAGTCCTCTTCGTCCTTTTACATCTCTAAGGAAGGGCTCTAATAAATTTCTAAATTGAGCTCTTGTGAATTCATCATTAAATTCAAACAATTGTGCTTTTGCAGCAGTTGCAATTGCTTTTTCTAATACAATGAATAATCTTCTTACATTGATTCTGTCGAATGCAGAAGGTCTGCTTAATAAAGTTTTGTCACCAAATAATAATGTACCTTGTCCAGGTAGTGATACTATTGGGTTAACTCTTGCTTTATAAAGAGTATCTCTGTCTGCTTTCTTTGGGTTAAATGCAAGTTTTGTTACGCCTAATAACTGCCCTCTGTTTACACCAGCTGGTGAGAACCATGCGTCTGCTACTGAATCAGTATTAGCACATAATCCTGCTTGGTGACCTGCAGCTCCAATCCATCTGTATACATCGTTATATTTGTCGTATACATATAGTGCTGTAGAATCACAAGAAGCATAAGAAGTAGAAGTTAAACCATCAGCGAATGCCTTAACATCTGCTGCAGGGCTTGAACTACCTACTGTGTCTTCTATTGGTGGTGATACAAAAGCCATACAATCTTTTCTTGCTATTGCTATTGATATTAAATCCTCTGCAATTGTTTCCGCGCCATTAGCGTCAGGAGTTGCAAATAATAAATTAACATCAACAGTTTCAGCATCTTCTAAAAGGTCGTATGCAGTTGCTATTTCGCCTGTTGTTGGTGCGTTATCGTCTGTTCCACCCGAAAGTGAATCTTCGATTGCTGCTGAGTTAGTGGTAAATGAAGTATTAGCTGCTATTGTTTCACCAGCATCTGATAATGATGAATCATGGTCAGTCCACCAAATATACTCAGATTGTGCATTAATCACATCTTTGTAAAATAATGATGTACCAGAGCCATCTTTAGCATCTGATGCTTGTGATAAGAAACCAAAAGTTTCTAATACTGTTCCTGGTGTTCCAGAAATAACTCCATCTTCATCAACGATTGCAATATGCACTTCGTCATTTGCTGATGTTTTACCAAGACCTGTCGCGTAGTCAGATGTACCTGGTGCTGCATCAAAGTTAGATGCATATGTCCATGAACTGAAGGAAGTGATTCCTTGAGTAATCATTGACACTTTTAAGCTATTTCCAATAACTCCTGGATATTTAGCCACCCAATTACCAACATCTAGGCTACCGTCTGCATAGTTATTATCGTAGTCATCTTCATTTTTAATAAGTTGTCCATTACCATCGGCCGTCGCGTTAACGTGACCAGATGCAGCACGGACTACTTTCAGTGCGTTTCCATACTTTAAGAATGACGCAGCTACGAGAAAGTATTTTGCTGTATTGTTGTCTGGCGCGCCAAATTTTTCAACAAGTTCATTTTCAGAACCTACTGATACAACTTCGCCTACCGGACCCCAATTAAATGCACCCGCAAATCCACCAATACTGGTTGATACTGCTGGAACTGCATTTGTGGCGTCGATTTCTTTAATCTGCACGCCTGGTGATACTTGAAATGCCATCGCTTTATCCTCTATGTTATTGAGTTAGTTAATAAGTTACATAATACGAATAATCAATACTATTATTTATAATATAATATATCCTATAAGGTCCATCTTTCTACTCGTACTATACTCTCGTTTGTTGTTTTCCATTT